ACGCTCAAGAACGCAACCGGTGAGATGGTTCGGGAGCAGAGCGCGGCGTTAGAGGCCGGGGGGATGCCTCACGGCGGAACCTACGTCCACAACGATGCCGCGGAACTCAAGGCCGTGTCCCCCACCCTGGGTGCAAGCGACGCAATAGACGACTTCCACGCGCTTCTGAAATACATCGGGCACACGGCCAGCCTTCCCGCGCACTGGATTGGGGCTGAGGCTGACGTAAATCGCACGACGGCGGAGTCGAGCAGCAGTCCGACAATCAAGTTCCTTGAGGGGCTTCAGGCCGAGTTCGGTGCGCGGATTATGCACATGCTGACGTTGCAGCGCGACCTGTTCGTTGCAGCAGGGGCGTGGGTGCCTTCCGGTGAGGACGTCGGCAAGATAACGCTGACGTTGCCGGACCTTACCCCGCAGAACAACGACCTTCTCGGGAATGCGGTTGCGAAGCTCGTTCCCGCGACAATCGCCGCCGTACACAGCGGACTGATGGACGTGACCACGGCACGACGGCTTATCTACCAGGTTTCCGGTATGCCCATGCCCGACAACATCGAGGAACTGGTTGAGGAGCAGAAGCGAGACGACGCTATCATGGCGGCTTACTTCCTGTCGCAGCAGGGCGGTCAGAACAAGCCGGAGGAAGACGCCAGCGAGCCCGAGGATGCGGAGGAAACGGAATGATTGACAACGAACGCGAAGCGCCGCAGATGGCGCGCATCAACGAGACTGTTGCGTTGGAGGGGCTTGCGGCTGATGATGGCATTCTGGCGGGCGCCACGCTGATAAGGGCGGGCACCTCCAAGAACCGCACGCACTACCACGAGGGCTTGCTGGCGGCAAGCGCGAGCGCCTTCGAGGGGCTTCCTGCCTACTTCGGGCATCAGATAGCGCCCGGGGGGCGAACCGACGTGGGCGGCAAGAGCGACCCGCGGAACATCGCGGGGACGTGGACGAACGTCAGATATGAGTCTAACGCACTCAAAGCTGACATGCGGCTTTTGCCCGCGACGCGCGAGGTTATCGAAGCGGCGCGCGCCACGGGCGACCTTATAGGGCTGTCCATTGACATGGCAGCAGAGTTTAGGGTGAAGCGTCAGAACGGCGAACTCGTGCGCGAGGTCATGTCGTTTCGCAGAGACCCTATGAACAGTGTTGACGTAGTGGTCAACCCCGCCGCCGGAGGGCGGCTATTCGAGAGCGTCACCGACTCCTGGTGGACGCAGTACGAGGAGCAAACTATGGCAGACGATATCAGGGACGCCGAGACGGTCGTGCAGACCCAGCAAGAGACTGCGCCCACCACGGCTCCCCCCATTGACAACAAGGCGATGGAGAGCGAGCTTGAGAAGGCCCGGTCTCTGCGCGAGCAGGCGGCGATTGAGCTTGCCGGCATCCAGCTTGAGCGGCGGCTTACGGAGGCGCGGCTTCCTGCGGATTTTGACGCGCTCGTGCGCAAGGACTTCGCGGGCCGGGCGTTCGAGATGGCCGAACTGGAGACTCGGATTACCGAGACCAAGGCGGCGATTGACAGGCTCACTGAGAGCGGTAAGGTTCGCGAGAACGGCGGTCAGGTTGAGGTTGGCCGCGAGGACTGGGACAAGCGGGGCGACGCCCTGCTCGGGCTTTTCACGGGACAGAAAGAGAACGACGTTCAGCCGTTCCGCAGCTTCAAGGAAGCCTACTTCAAGTGCAACCCCGGCAAGGACTACCTGACGAGCGGGTTCGAGATTCTGGCTGACACGCAGATTCGCGGCTACGACTCGGCGCGGGAGACCCTGCTGACGAGCGACTGGGCGAGCATCTTCGCCAGCACGATGCACAGGGCTGTCATCCGCGAGTTCAACTCGGGTTCGGATCAGCACTGGCGCGCTCTTGCGAGCGATATCACCAGTATCAGCGACTTCCGGACGAACTACCGGCTGCATCAGGGCGGCTTCGGGGTTCTCTCGACGGTGGCTGAGAACGGGACGTATCAGGAACTCGCGAACCCCGGGGACGACGCCGAGAGCTACGCGATTTCCAAGCGCGGCAACCTGTATGAGATTACGCTGGAGTCCATCGCCAATGACGACGTTGGCGCGATCCGGCGCATCCCGCGCGACATGGGCAAGGCGGCGCGCATCACCCTGAACCGCGACATCCTGGCCCCGATTGACCAGGCTGCGGCTGGATTCAACCCGACAATGGGTGACGGCACGAAACTGTTCCACACAAACAGCGCTCTGCGCGGCGGCGACGCTGCAACGGGCGCGTCCGGGAACCTGGCAACCACCGCGCTGTCGGCGGCGCAACTCGACGTGCGCCGCATCAACATGCTCAAGCGGGCGACGTACGGGAACACGGTGTCCAGTGTGAAGATGGACCCCGGCGCAATCGTGCCGAAGATCATCATCGTTTCCCCGACCCTCCAGCAGACCGCGTGGAAGCTCGCGGAGTCGGAGGTGAGCGTTACCGGCGGCGGCGCCGGGCAGAACAACTCCACGGAGCCGAACTTCTTCCGGCAGTTCGGTTACGACGTTCTGTGCGTTGAGTGGTTCACGGATACGAACTCCTGGGCTCTCGTTGCTGACCCCCGCAGCGCTCCAACGCTTGAGGTGGGTTTCTACCAGGGACGGCAGGAGCCGGACATCTTCACCCGTGACGAGTTCACGAAGGATGCCCTGACCTACAAGATCAGGTTCATCTACGGCTTCGTGTACCTCGAGCCCCTGGCTTGGGACTACTCGGACGTAGCCAACTAACACGGCCCGTTCCTTGCCCCGGGGGGGCTCTCCCCCCCGGGGCAACCTTATGAGGTGATCTATGGCTAAACAGCAACTCTATTCGATACCGGGGCTTCACCAGGCAACGACGCAGACGAAGGTCGGCGGACACGCCACGGAGTCCACCGCGACATACGGAATCTGGAAGGCGCCCTGCGACTGCGAGATCGTGAACATCTATCAGTTCTTCGACTCGACAATCACGGGAGCCGACAGTAACTCCCGAACGCTGTCGTTCATTGATGGCGGAACTGACGGGGCGGGGACGGCCACGTTGACGGGGTCGAGCAAGGCGTACACGTCTGGCATAAACGCCGCCGTGACTGCCCCCGTGGACATGAGCCCGACCACTCCCTACAAGCTCGATGAGGGCGACATCCTGGTCTACTCTAACGCGAAGGTCGGCTCGGGCCTTGGGGCAGTTGTGCCGCGCAGCGTTGTCCAGATTGCGTTCAAGGCGGTCTAGCAATGGCAAAACAGCAACTCTACAGTGTGCCAGGCCTTCATAGCGCAACGACCTATACCCCCGGCACCGCTGCGTCCGATACGGCAACGGCGACGTTCGGGGTCTGGCGGGCGCCCGTGACCTGCAAGGTCGAGTCAATCGCAGTGCAGTTCGAGGGGGCGCTGACGGGCAGGGCAACGAACTTCCGCACGTTCTCGTTCATTGACGGCAGCGACGATGGGTCGGGCACGGCTGTCATCGCTGCGGTGACAGCAAACACGGCCACGGTCACGACGTCTCCGTTGTTTCCGTTGGACGTGAGCCCGGCAACGCCGTACACGCTCGACGAGGGCGACATCCTTCAGTTCTCGAACGCTCTGACAGGGAACGGGCTTGCGGTGCCTGTTCCCTGCGGGACGGTGACGATAGGCTTCAGACCGGTCTGAGGAAGTGCGGGCGCGGGATCGGGCTGGTCCGCTTCACTGTCCCTTCTTCCCGCGCCTGCTCCTGATATATGGCAAAAGACAGCACGGATAAGCTTGCCGCGGAGTTCCGCTCACGGATTGACGATGTGAGCGATGATGAACTCCGCGACATGGCGTTCCTGCTGATGGCCACGGAGACTGACGTTGTGCAGCGGCTTGCCGCGATTCGGGCGGGGTTCACCCGCCAGGGCCTTGAGCGTCTGATATCAGAGATACAGTCGGAGAGCCTGCGACTGGGGCGGCAGTTGCGGGGTGTTGGCGAGACGTACACCGGACGTCATGCTGACGTTGGCGCGGATATGGCGACCGAGATAGCGGAGCGCGCTGGCGTCAAGAACGCGGCGATACGGCTTGGGCAGCCCCTGCCCGGCGGAACTTTGAGTGCGTTGGCTGACTACAAAGGCGAACTGCTTACGAAGGGCATCACCGAGCGCGTCCGAGCTGAGATTGTGAGCGCTCTGCGGCTTGGTTTCATGACAGGCAAGACGCCCTACGAGATTATGCAGCAGGTTGCCAAGCAGCCCTATTCTCCTCTGTCCTTTGGGAGCAAGATCGGGCGGGCTGAAGTGATAGTCCGGACCGAGGGCGGAAGGGTTGCCGCTAAGGCGCACTTCGAGCGTTCAAAGGACTACGAAGACTTCAATGCGAAGGTTGCGCGCGATTCTGGACGCACGCCCGAAGTCTGGCTGAAGAAGTGGCTGTCGGCGCAGGACACGCGTGTCCGCCCGACGCACGTCATAGCCCACGGTGGCCCGGCGATTCCGCTGTCCGAAGACTTCATTGTCGGTGGCGAAGCCTGCTCCCATCCGCACGACCCCAGGTTGAGCGCGAAGGAAGCAGTGAACTGCAGGTGCATCGCAATAACAATCCCGCCCGGCGGGTAGCAAGGAAGCGGCTTGCAACAGATAGAGAAGATACTTGAGCGAACGGTCGGATCCACGCCGGCAATGCTTGCTAAAGGCGATACGTTCGTCGTGTCACTTTTGTGCGCGGCGCGCAGGACGGTCATCGAGGTTGGCGCCTATCAGGGCGCATTGACACGGCTGTTCTGCCACATGGCGGAACGTGTCTACAGTGTAGACCATTTCAAGGGCGACGCGGACGCGGGCTTCTACGACGAGGCCGCTGTGCAGACAGCCTATATGCGGCACAATGCTGACAGTATCGCATCAGGGCGGCTGACCGTGCTGGCGATGGATTCGATAGAGGCGGCGCACACCCTGTCTGAAAGCGGCGTGACGGCTGATCTGATATGGATTGACGCCGCGCACGATTACGACCACGTAAGGGCCGACATTACAGCTTACAGGCCGCTCTTGGCTAAAGGGGGCGTAATCTGTGGACACGATGCCATGCCGGGCAAGTTTGACGGGTTGATACGTGCGGTAGACGAGCTTCTGCCCGGGGCGATTATGGTCCCCCCGCAGGTCTGGGTCTGGTGGCCCGAAATGCAAGGAGCGGGGGGGCAGTCGTGAAGAAGCTCCTGCTAACGATTGTCATTGGCGAAGAGGCTGAGTATCTTGCGGCCGCGACGCTCCCGTCCAAGGAAGCGTATGCGGAGCGTATCGGCGCTGACCTGAAGGTCATCAGGGAGCGCACAGGGATGTGGCACCCATCGTGGGAAAAGCTCCGGCTCTATGAACTTCTCGGGCGGGATTACGACCGGGCAATCTATCTGGACAACGATTGCCTCGTGCGCCCCGACTGTCCAGACCTGTTTGAGATTGTCCCGGAGTCTGCCTTCGGGGCGTTCAACGAGGGCCAATGCCTCGAGCGCACCGGCGCGATGCAGAAGGGCTTTCAGGACTATGGCTGCCCGGGGCTACAGAAGTATTGGGACGGCTCTTACTTCAATGCCGGCGTCATGGTTGTCAGCCGGCGGCACCGGCAGTTGTTCGCGGAGCCTGCTGTTCGTCATGACAACTTCTACGAACAGACGTTCCTGAACATTGGTATCATTCATCACCGTCTTGATACCTATGACATAGGGCACGAGTTCAACTTCATGGGGAGCCTTGTTCCGTTGACGGGGCTCCCGATAGAGGCGGGGTATATCGCGCACCTTGCGGGCAACCCCGCGCATGCGGCGCGGCATATCGCTGATGGCATCCTTGTGAACTGGGAACGCGCGGCGCCGCACTACCAGTTTCGCAGGCATATCTGGCTGGACGTAGGCGGTGGGCTCGGGGACGTGATTGACGCCGAGCCGGTGCTGCGCTACCTGAAGGAGCAGGTGTTCCCGGGGGCAAACGTACGGGTAACGACCCGGTGGCCCCGCCCGTTGATGGGGCACGCGGACGTTCCCGTTGAGTGGGGCGACGACAATCCGTTCGAGGGGTCGTATGCTCTGAAGCTGATGACCAAGCCCCCGGCGAGTGACGCTGTGTGGCATACGCTGACGCAGGTATCGTCGCAGGGGACGGACTGGGCCAGCATCTCAGCGTTGCGCAGGCAGTTGCCGTTGAAGGACAGGGAGATCCGGCTTACAGTCTTCGAGTCTGACGAGCAGGAGATTGCAGACCTTGCCGGGGACTGGCCGCTCGAGGAATCGGTGTTGGTGCATCCCGGACGGACGTGGGCGAGCAGGACGTTTCCCGAGGACTGGTGGCAGGCGATTATAGACCGGATATCCCTTGAGGCTCCGGTGGTACTGTGCGGCTACAACAGAGAGCCGCACGGGGTTTTGCCGGTGACGGCCGGGGCGAATGTTCTCGACCTGCGAGACAGGACAAGCACGGGCGCCCTGTTTGCGCTGGTAAAGAACTGTCCAGTTCTGTTGTCCAACGACTCGGGGCCGGTTCACGCGGCAGGCGCGTTTGAGAACGCGGTTGTCCTGATACCTTCGGCGCGGCATCCCGACTTAGTGCTACCATGGCGCCACGGCAGTCCTTACTGGAAGGCGGCGGCTCTATACAAGAAGCTGACGATAGACGAGGTGATTGGGAAACCGTGCCTGTGCCGTCCGGCAAGCGCGACAG